GGCATACTTTCATTAAATGCAGGAACCAATAACGTATCATTGTATTTTAAGATATCTTCCAGCATGAAATTATGAAATGCATTTTCTCTTTCTTCGGAATAAAAATGTTTAAACCATAACTCTCCAAAATTTATACCAAACCACCTTGGCCAAGTTGTTGGATTAAAATTTAAATGTCTGTCTAAAGATTCAACATGAATTCTACCAGGTATAGTTACAACAAAAATGCAATAGTCGTAATTATTGTGTTGTTCTCTCCATTGTTTATAGGACCACCACATGCCTGTACCACTTAAAGAAAAGTTTGTAACAGAAAAATCATTTTCTAAAAGTTCAGGCCACGCAAGATACTTGTCATTGTTAGCCCATGTAGGGTCTGAAAAACTATCTCCAAATAACGCTATTTTTTTCATTGCTTATACTGTATATTACAAAAAAATGGTTGAATTAGTCTTCCGGTTTCTTTATCATTGCCAAAATATTTGTTTGACTTGTGCCACACAGACGGCGAGTATAATACTGCGCGGTTATACTTGTTTTCAACAGATAAATTCAAAGACCACCATTTGTTAAACTGTTCACTATCTTGATCTCTATTAAGTTTTCTCCACACATGATTATGTTTTTCTGAGTAATCCTTAAATTCTTCTTCGTACTCTTTGTTAAAGTCGTATATCAATGTTCCGGAATTGGGCGGAGGATTAGGGTTCAAATATACAACACCAACGTGTGTTATTTCCCAACCTTTAGGGTTGAAGTCATAATGTATCCATGAGTCTCCGTGGGACTCGTAACAAAGTTGAAAATTTGTTTCAAAATAACAACTGTATTCGGTATTAACGCCTTCTAACAAACTAGACATAAGACTGTCTCTAAACTCTTCACAAAGTCTTGGATTAATATCGTTAATAAATTTAGTTCTAAGCCCAGGCCAATTGCCGTCCCGTTTTGAATGAGATTCTGGTAAAAACTCTTGCCTTAGAGCAAGATTCCTGATCATATCAGGATCTTTATAAAAGTTTTCTACAATAATAACTTTATCAGTTAAGTACATTCTCGGTCCAATGTTATATCAAAACTCATAGAGATTCTATCTTCGTTGTTCTTATTAGGTAAAACAAAATGTTCTAAATACGACGGAAACATAATTACTAAGTTATCAAACGGTATAAAATACTCGCTATCTCCGTAATTAAAAATCCTATCAGGTGCGTGTATAGCACCAGGTCGAGGATCTCTAAATACAATATCACCGGACTCTTTAGGTACTTGGAGGTAAAAAACACCAGACAAGTTAAATGCGTTACTGTGTGAGTGTATTAAATTTTGATCATGTTTTTTATTAATACATGCCCACATTTGATGAAACTTTACACCTTTAACATCAAATACTCTACAGCAAACATCTTTGACATGCTCACATAACGGAGAAAATACAGGGTTGTTGTACAAATCGACATCGCTTTGCCACCCACCGTAATTTGATTTTTTAATAGTATTAGGCGCAGCAGCTAATTTGTAAATTTCATTAATCATTGGCGTAGTATCAATGAACGGAGTGGTCATCATGATGTGCGTCGGCCACAAAGTACTAAATCTTATATCACTTAAATTGCGGTCCATGGCACCATCCAACTAATGTATATCTTGTTCCGTGTGTGACTGGGGTTACTTCGTGTATAGTCCAACTTGGAAATATCGTAATCAATCCCTTTTCTTTCTTAACTTCAAACGGATTGTCTAATTTAAATCGATATATCAATAACTCTCCGCCTTCGTAATCGCTAGGATCAGATAATTGCAGAGTAAAACTTATTTTTCTTCTAAATTCTTCAAAACCGTCATCTGTATGATTTCTATACATGCCTTGATAACTTGCATCGTACTCACTAAACTGAATATCTTCCATTGCAGTTAATTCATAATTATAAAAATCTTTATTAATTTTTTGAACAGCATGAGATATTCTTTGAAATATAAATTCTGTGTTAACTTCTGGCCTAATCCAAGATATCTTGCTTCTTCTAGTTTCTAACTTTGCAACACCAGTGTTGTTCACTCCGCCGTCTTCGATGGGCAAACTTTTACCAATATCTATGATAAGGCGTATTTCGTCTTCTGAAAAAATGTTAGTTGCCCATGCGTACGGCTCATTAGGTGACTGTTCAGGTATCATTGGATACATTAAATTAACTCCATGATGTCAAAAATTGTTTGAAGTTTAGTCCTAATAACTTTGTTAGAAAAACTATTTCTTAGTCCTTGATGTAAGGGCTTTGGTGCGTAATCAATATTAGCCCATGCCCATGCAGAATGTTCACTGCTTAGTTGGGGTAAAAATTCTTCGGCTACTACGCACAAATATGTGTGAAAATTAAAAACTTTGTCGTTTGAAACAAATGTTTCTAAAGGAATAGTTTTGATTATGTTTGGAGCAGAACCAATTTCTTCTAAGACTTCACGTTGAAGACCTTGCCACGGGTTTTCGTTTTGTAGATTTGTACCGCCAACTAAACCCCAAGTTCCTTGATGCTTTCCGTGAGCTTTTTGTAACAATAAAATCCTTCGTGTAGATTTAGCGTAGAACAATGCTCCGCTACACACAATTTTATCTGTTACAGTTCTAGTCTCCATTCACCCGCTCTATACTCGCCTTCAAACGATTTAGCCCAATAAACACCATTCCAGACGTACTGGACTCCAGTGTATATATTAGTTTGATAGATGAGGGTGTCTGATTCTTGAGCGGAATCAAATATAACATACCAATCAGTTCCGTCAAATTCTATGATATCATTAGCAACTGCAACCAAGTTGCCCCACGTTGCTGCAGGTTGTGTATTATTTGCACTTCCAATATCTTCGATAATAAGATACCTGGTGCCTGAAGTGGGTGATGCTGGATTGTAAGTTAGTGGATTAATAATGGCGTCAAATGTACCAGGACTCGATACTCTTAAATTATTTGTTCCATAATCTGGATCGGTGTCTAAATTGCCGTCACTGTCTATGCCTGTATTTGTGTTTAATGTGTCTGCATCCCACGAAACTTGCAGGATAGTAGGGTCTAACGGGCTAATTGCTACAGTACCAATAACTTCAGTTCCGTTTGTTTGTGTTAGGTACATGCTGCTTGAACCAGCAACATACTTGCCAGGATACTTGTCAAATAATGTTTGCCATTCAATTGGAGTTCCTTGTCTAACAGGAATATCTAGTGTTGGTTCTCTAGGTATACTACTTTCACTCTTGTTGAGAAGAATTGCTTGGTTGTTGTAGATTTGAATATTATAATCTTTAATGGTAATTGCTTCTCTAGTTAGCAGTTGACCCATTACTATTTCTGGTCCGGCTAACGGTTGTCCAAGTCCTTCTATGTACGAATTAGAATTAACTGTTGCACCTTCGTACAAGCTGGTAATAATTTTAGTGATAACTCCAAGATGTTTAACCTTGGCAGGCGGACTGATCCATATAGGAGTCTCAAAAGTCAAAGTTGCAATATCTATAGGACTGTCTGTACCAACTGGTACTGTTCTACTAGACCAAGAAGTTTGTGTTAAATTTAAAACTGAAAGGCTAGTCCAATCAATATAGTTGTCTGTTGTTTGCAATTCTAAACTTGGATTGAATAATACTAGAATTTGTTCTAATAATTGTAATTTTTGTTCAGTGTTTGCAGTCCATATGTCACACTTCATTGTCAACTTAAATGGAGTTGGCATTAATCGTTCAACGGTATAGTTGCGTCCTTGGCCAGTAGTGTATACTGGATTATTAGGATCGGAGTCGTTTATTTCTCGCTCTCTTACATGTACTTTGCCTACAAATGTTGAATCGCTTAATCTGTTTGTATCTAAGTCTAAACCAGAGATGTGAACGGCAATACGAGGCACGCTACTAATTTTATTTTCACTGTTTTGACGAACAATACTTGCTGCTTGTCTGTCAGCATCTCCATACATAACAGGAACACGCACTAGTGTTCCGTCTCCGTATCTAACAGTAAAGTTACTCAATACACGAATAGTTTGTGTCAAGTAACGTCTAATTTGTCCGTCATAAAAAAATTGCATTATAAATCTGCCTTTGGTCTAAGAGCTTTACTTAGGCTCTGTCGTTGTGCTTCTCTAGCATTGCATAGGCTCAACTTCCAAGTTCCTGAATACGGAATAACTTGTTGTTCAGCGTCAATAGTTGGTAATGTGACATGTACTTTGCCGCCAACATTGGTAATAATTCCAGTATGGTCTGCTATTGTAAATGCAACTTCTGTTGCTTCTAATTTTAATACAAGATATAACGCAGTTGTTGGATAATCAATGTTTGTGTCAAACGAATAAACATCAGCATCTAAATTAATCCAATCAATCGCAACAGCTTGATTATAGATATAGGTAGAATTATTAATAAATCCAGTCTTGAGTGTTTGACGACTATCGTTATTAGTCATGTTCATGCGAACTGCATCTTCAACTTTGATCCAGCGTGAACCGTCAAAACGGAATAATCTGTTAGGCATGAAGTCTGTACGTAAGAAAAAGTCATCTTGTCCCGGGTTACTAGGAAACTGAATACCGTGTCCAAAATCATAACCGTTTTGAGGGAATCCGTCGCCTACTAGGTAACCTGTGTAGCCTGTTCTTACAGGACGGGCATTGCTTTCAAGAGCAGTAATACTAGAAACGCTTGCATCTAACGTTGAAGTATCAGCAGTATTAAGAACCGTCTTGCCAGTTTGATCAACAGCTAAAGTATAAAACTGCCTTGTTTCATAACCACTAGACGGAGCATCTGCTTCTGCCTGCTGAACTACAGCATCATTAATTTCTAACTCTTTAGAACGCATACTCAACAAATCTCTAAGTGTTGAGTCGCTTGGATTGCCGTACGCATCGGTTGCTGGTTTATCTAATATATCTGCAAACTGTTGAGCATCCATTAATTTCTTACAACGTAATCTATACAAATGTGGGTACCAAGTAGCACTAAATCCTTCGCTGGCACGGCCCACATCTTCAATAACATAATATCTTGGCAGGGCGATTTCTGCGCCGTCATCTAACGCAAACTGATCACGCAAGTGTGGTAACTCAAGTACATCTCCGCTTAACGGTTTGCGCCCTACGTATTTGATAAAATCATTAATATGCACAGTCATAAAAACTATGTCATTATCAATAAACAAACCAAATTGACTTAGGTTAAAGTCAATGTTTTGTACATTATAAATACCTCGAATTTTATAAATTTCTTCGCTGTATTTTCTATCTCTATTTTCTAAGAACAACAAATCCTGAATGTTAGTTTCTTTTACATCGCTGTAAACAGGCTGATCTGCTGTACCTTCGTCCTTTAGTTTAGGACCTAAATATTTGTGCAGATAGACATCTGTACCGCCAACCTGAAACATCTCAGAAATCTGGCGATCCATAAATTTATAGTCTTGTCCGCGTTCGGGCTTGTATAAGGATAATCGTGGCATAATGATATTTATCGCTAGATAAATATACTAGGAGAACTTAAAATGGCAGATATTTACCCACAAGATCCTGGGCTTTCCGACAGCACAATAGAGCGAAATAAGGTGTTTGATTACGTTCGTAATATGCTGGGTGACGGCATGGTAGAAGTAGAATTAGACCCTAAGCACTATGAAACTGCATTAGATCGTGCATTAACAAAGTTTCGTCAGCGTAGTAGTAATGCTGTTGAAGAAAGCTATATGTTTCTTGAACTAATGCAAGATGTTAATGAATATCGACTGCCAGACGAAGTTATTGAAGTACAAAGTATTTTTAGACGTGCAGTAGGATCACGTAGCGGTTTGGGTGCAGGCGGAACATTGTTCGAGCCGTTCAACTTGGCGTACACAAACAGCTACTTGTTAAGCGGAAGTATGATGGGCGGACTAGCAACATATGAATTATTTGCTGGTTATCAAAAATTAGTAGGTCGTATGTTTGGTGCATACATCGAATTTAAATGGCGCCAAACTAACCATATATTAACAATTTTGCAACGTCCTTTTGCAGCAGGAGAACAGGTGTTGTTACGCACACACAACTATCGTCCTGACTTTGTGTTACTACAAGATATCTATGCCAAACAATGGCTATACGATTATACTCTTGCAGTTTGCAAATTAATGTTAGGCGAAGCTCGTAGCAAATTTGCCAGTATTGCGGGTCCAGGAGGTAGCGGTATTCAACTAAACGGTACCGCACTGACAACCGCAGGTACAACAGAAATTGAAAAATTAGAAAAAGAAATTAATGACATGGTTCCTGGCGGAACTCCATTAACGTTTGTAATAGGATAAAATATGTCAATTAGAGTATCTGAATTACCTACGTTAACAGTTGTTGATGGAACAACATTATTAGCAGTTGTAGACACCAGTAGCGGGTCAACAAGTAAACAGACTACAATAGCAGCAGTGACTACTCACGTGCTGGCAGGCAACGCAGCCACAGCAACTAAACTTCAAACAGCAAGAACAATTAACGGCAATTCGTTTGATGGCACAGGCAATATTACTATAACTCCAAGTCAGATTGGATTAGGTAACGTAACTAACGAAAGTAAGTCTACAATGTTTACCAGTCCTACGTTTACAGGAACTGTAACTATTCCAAGCGGTGCTAGTATTTCAGGTTTTGCACCATTAGCAAGTCCTGCATTTACAGGAACAGTGACGGGCATAACCAAAGGCATGGTTGGGTTAAGTTTGGTTGAGAATACTGCACTTAGCACATGGGCTGGAAGCGCAAATATTACCACATTAGGTACTGTTACGTCAGGTAGTGCACCAGCAGGCGACGTTTATGCCTGGGCCAAACAACCAACTAAACCTACATATAGTGCATCAGAAGTTGGATTAGGTAACGTAACTAACGAAAGCAAGGCTACTATGTTTAGTAGTCCAATATTTACTGGTGTAGTAGGTGTTCCAACACCTGCGGCAGCAAGTAATACAACTGTTGCTGCCAGTACAGCTTATGTTACTGCGGCTATAACGACTGCGGTTAACGGATTAATTAACGGCGCTGGCGCAGCATTAGATACGCTCGACGAACTAGCAGCGGCTCTAGGCGACGATGCAAACTTTGCATCAACTGTGACATCTAATTTAGCATTAAAAGCACCTCTAGCTAGTCCAACGTTTACTGGAACAGTTACTATTCCTGCTGGCGCTAGTATAGACGGATATGCACTTTTAAACAGTCCGAGTTTTACAACACCAACACTTGGTGTTGCAACAGCAACTACCATTAACAAAGTAACTATAACTGCTCCAGCAACTTCAGCCACATTAACTATTGCTAACGGAAAAACATTTACAGTTAATAATTCAATTACACTGAGTGGTACCGATGGAACATCGACAACGTTACCTGCTACTGCTGGTACATTAGCACTAAACAATCAATCGTTCTATATTGGTACTACACAGGTAGCAATTAATAGAACCAGCGGAAATTTAGCATTGACTGGTATTACCAGTATTGATGGAAATGCTGCTACAGCTACAAGTGCAGGTAAAAGCACTAATCTAACAGGCGGTAATAGCACAACATTGTTGGGAACTATACACTATCAAAGTGATGTTGATGTAAGTTCAGTGTTATCTCCAAACACAAGTACTACCAGACAATTTTTACGCCAAGTCGGCGATGGCACAAACGGCGCCGCCCCTGCATGGGATACTGTTACAGCAACCGATGTAGGACTAGGTAATGTAACCAACGAAAGCAAAGCTACTATGTTTACCAGTCCAACATTTACTGGTACAGTAAGTGGTGTGACAGCTACCATGGTTGGATTAGGTAATGTAGATAATGAAAGCAAGGCTACTATGTTTAGTAGCCCAACATTCACAGGAACCGTAAGCGGAATCACTGCTACTATGGTTGGGTTAGGTAATGTGACTAACGAAAGTAAAGCTACTATGTTTAGTAGCCCAACATTTACGGGAACAGCTATATTTGCCGGACAAAATGAAACAATGGTCATAGGAACAACTGGCTCAACTATGAACTTTGATACTTCGGCAGCAAGTGTATTTTATTTCACGCCTACTCAAACCTTTACAGCTAATTTTACTAATATTCCTTCAACACCAAATACTAAGGCTGTTACCTGCACACTGGTATTAGATCAGGGTGCGTCAGCATTTATGATGTCGGCAGTACAAGTTGCGGGGGCTGCGCAAACCATACGGTGGATTGGCGGCAGTGCTCCTTCAGCTTCGGCTAGTAAAACTGATGTGGTCACAGTATCAATATTGTATAACGCAGGAACGATTGCAAGAGTGCTGGCCAGCGTAGCAACATACGGATAATCATATGGCAAGAATGGGTAGCATATCAAAACCAGGCGTCAAACATAACCCATATGCAACTATAACATTAGGCAGAACTGTTGTTGCAGAAAACGGTGGCTTATTCCCAGCAAGTCAAGGGTTTCAAAACTTATTTGATGCAAACAATGAATCTGGTTACTACAGTGATAAAATTCCTATCACTGTATTTGCAAGGACTAACGGCGAAGAAATTTATTGGCAAATCACAGGCTCTGGCGCTGAACAAGCTAGGTTTTATCAATCGGGAAGATCTAACGCTGCAAATGCTTGGTATACTAATCCAGATGGAAGCACCAGTACAACAGATAGTCTTACTGGCAGAATAGGTAGACAAGGTGCAACATTTACCAAGGCAGTCTATGCAAATACAACAACATCAAATACTAGCGATACAGCAACCAACACAACGTTTAGCATAAACATACGAACAAGAAATGCTACAACAGGCAATATTATAGCTACAAGTTCAACTGTTACCTGCTATAAATTTAGATTTGTTATTGACATTTTCAATGAAACAGCAGGCGTTTATCAAAATGCTTCTTGGACTATTCCCACAGAAACGAACCCAAGCAATCCTAGTGCCGGTCGAAATTATTATTGCAGAGTACTGTTGCCATTGAATACTGTTTACAGTACTGCTAACTTATTTTATAATTTTCAAAACTGGGGAACAATGGAACTAGCAACCCCCTCAACAGGTACTGCAATAACACCTGGTACGGACCTTACTTATTATATGACCTTTAATGGTTTCTGGGACAGTTACGGCGGGTTATACATGTGGTTTGCTGCTGGCGTTGGGAGAGACGGTACCACTGAAGGCATTGAATATTTTAGATTCAAAATGAATTGGAATTCAAACGCTTATAATATATCAGGAGTGTGGTCATACAGCCAAAACCACGCAATCGCAGCCAACACAACCTAACATTTGGCTAAAAAAATTTTGCTCTTGTAATAAAAGTGTTATATACTAGCATCAATTGCGGAGGGCTCTATGATTATTGGTGTATGCGGTTTTATTGGTTCAGGCAAAGATACAGTTGCTGACTATCTAGTTAATTTCCACGGTTTTAGGCGAGAAAGTTTTGCTAACAGTTTGAAAGATGCTGTTGCCAACGTGTTTGGTTGGGACAGAACATTACTAGAAGGACGCACAAAACAAGCCCGAGAATGGCGCGAACAAGTAGATCCTTGGTGGGCCGAACGCTTAAACATGCCTACTCTTACTCCGCGTTTAATGTTACAGTTATGGGGCACCGAAGTATGCCGTAGAGGCTTTCATGATGATATTTGGATTGCTAGTTTAGAAAATAAACTTAGAAACAGCAAAGACGACATTGTTATCAGCGACTGTCGTTTCCCTAACGAAATCAAATCAATCAAAGATGCCGGAGGCAGCATTGTTTGGGTAAAACGCGGAGAATTACCCGAGTGGTACGATGCGGCACTTAGCGCAAACAAAGGTGAAGTACAGAATTTTACTTGGTCAACTAGCAAAGCCAGACTTGAGAAGTTAGGGATCCATGCCAGTGAAACTGCTTGGGTAGGGACTAAATTCGATGCTGAGTTAGAAAACGACGGCAGTATTGATGACTTATATGCAAAGATTAGAGATCTGGTGTCAGATCCCCTTGACGCCAGCGAACGCCCTCTTTATGCAGGACTCGTTGGCAATTAGAACATACAGTTTTTAAATTATTATGACGGCAGTTGTTTAAATCTCCGTCAACGTGAAATACATTAAACACTTCGCGATGGATGCTTTTAAACCCGCATTTATCGCAAGTGTTTTTCATTTTGTAGCCAGCACTTTGCCATCTAGGTGCGGTTATACCCCGTAGGCAATACCCACAGCGTTTTCTATAAAACGCCTTGCCTTCTTTGTAGTAATTGATTGCTACAGGATGTCTTCCACACGAACATAACGGTCTCATGTGTATATTTAAGCCTTTTTAGAACCTTTTTCTAGGCGGTTAACCCTGATAAAAAACCAAAATACACTAAATACAATTAGGAATAGTATTCACGGAGATCACAAGATGGCCCAACTTAATTCACCAGGCGTAAGCGTAACAGTTATTGACGAGAGTTTTTATACATCTGCCGCACCTGGCACAACACCATTAATTATTGTAGCAACTGAGCAAGACAAAGCAAACGGTTCTTCAACAGGTACAGCTGCAGGTACTACTGCTGCTAACGCTGGTAAAGTATACCTAATGACTAGTCAGAAAGACTTGTCAGACACCTTTGGCACACCAGCATTTAAAACTGATGCTAACAATAATCCAATTCACGCTGGAGAGCAAAACGAATATGGTCTCCAAGCAGCATACAGCTACTTAGGCGTAAGCAATCGTGCGTATGTTGTTCGAGCAGATATTGACTTAGGTCAACTAAATGCCAGTGCAGAAGCGCCAGCAGGTTCACCAGCAGACGGCACATTGTGGTTTGACACAAGTAGCACTAATTTTGGTATTTTCCAATGGAACAGCTCAGAAGCAACAGTCACTGGCGGACAAACATTTAGCAATAAAATCCCGTTAGTAATTACTGAAGCCGCTGATATCGATGCAGGCGCACCTAAAGCAAGCATTGGTGCAGTTGGAGATTATGCACTGGTGCTTAACGACGCAACTTACACCTTGTTCTTTAAAAAGGGAAATACAGGTACAGCAGGCCCAGCAACAGGTGCGTGGGTAGCAGTAGGTAGTTCAAACTGGATCAAGAGCTGGCCAGCAGCACAAAGTTTAGCAACACCGTCAACTTTATTAAGTGGAGACACACTATCAATTACAGTTGATGGCAATACTAGCAGTTATACTGGACACACAACAGTAGCATCTTTAGTAAGCGACATTAATACAACTCCTGCAGATGGAATTACAGCAGCAGTTATTAACGGAAGATTAGAGTTATACACAGCAGGCGAGAACTTTAGTGTTAGCGGTACTTCTGTAGAAAAATTAAGACTAGTACCAGATGGCAACGGTTCATGGGCTAGTTCAGGAAACTTTGTTGCTCCAACACTAAAAACAAGCCCTCACTATACAGTTCCAACATTTAAGCGTTCAGAGAATAGCTCAACTGTTCAAGGATATCCAACAGGTTCTGTATGGGTCAAAACTACTGATCCAAACCTTGGCGCTCGTTGGAGAATCAAAGTATACAATGAAGTGACTGGTAGCTGGACAGAAAAGACAGCTCCGTTATACGCATCAAATGCAGATGCTCTAAAAGGTTTAGATTCAGCAGGCGGCGGAATCAATTTAACTCAAAGTGCTTTATATGTAAAAACAAACGTAAACGAAGCACTTAACGCACAAGATAACGTGGCTAATGCTAACTTTAAAGTATATGCACGTAAGGCATCAGGTGCAACAGAAATTGCTTCTAGTTCTTCATTTACAGGTTTTACAGCAGGTAATAACGAATTCACTATTAGAGAATCAGTTAAAGGAAAAGCAACATTATCTGATGCACTAACTGTTTCATTTACAGCACTAGGTGGTTCTATTAATGCATCTGCTGATATTGACACATTTATTGCAGCACTTACAGCTAAATTAGCTGATGCAACATGGGGTAGCAGTCCAATTACTTCAAAGATCCTTGCATCAAAAACAACTACTGGTACAGCACTGATCCGCCACAACGAAGGCGGCGATATTGTGTTTGTTGAAACTGATGAAACACCTATAACAGACCTATTTACACCATACACAGTTGACGGAAATGGTGTTGGCCAAGGAACTGTTAACTTCTATGACAACAGTACTGGAACTGGTTATGTTGCATCTTTATGGAGCCCATACCCAGCAATTTCTACAAGTGCAGATGCTCCAACTACCGAAGCAGAAGACGGAAGATTATGGTACAATTCTATGGTTGACGAAGTTGATGTTCTAGTACACAACGGCGAAGCATGGGTTGGATTTAAATACGATGGCACAGGAATTTCTGCCGTTGCATCACCATATTATTCAGGTGTAGAAGACGATTTAACAGATCCAAAAGGACCAATTGTCAGTGCTACTAAACCAAAGACACAATCTGACGGAACTTCACTTGTGTCTGGTGACTTATGGGTTGACACTAGCGATTTAGAAAATTATCCTTCATTGTACAAATACAACAAGGATTTAGGTAAGTGGGTTGCTGTTGATACAAGCGACCAAACAACACAAGACGGTATTATTTTTGCTGATGCACGTTGGGCAACAACAGGCGCATCTAGTGATGCATCAACAATCGTTGAATTACTAGAAAGTGATTTCTTAGACTTTGACGCACCAGATCCTGCATTATATCCACGTGGTATGTTGCTATGGAACTTACGTCGTTCAGGGTTCAACGTTAAGAAGTTTGTTCACAATTACGTTGATGTAACAGCTGACAACCCAAGACAAGATGATGCTAGTATGAGCAGCTACTATGCTAATCGTTGGGTAACTGAGTCAGGCAACCAAGACAACGGTGCTGGTACATTTGGACGCAAAGCACAACGTAAAGTTGTTGTACAATCTTTACAAGCATTGATTAATAGTAACCAACAAATCCGTGACGAAGAATCACGTATTTTCAACTTAATTGCTTGCCCAGGTTACCCAGAACTTATTGGTGAAATGCTAACATTAAACTACGATAGAGGTTTAACTGCATTTGTAGTTGGCGACACACCAGCCCGCTTGACACCAGATGCTACAACACTTAACAATTGGGGTAAGAACGTAGCAGGTGCAGTTGAAGACAACGACCAAGGTTTAGTCAGCAGTGACGAATATCTTGGAGTATTTTATCCATGGGGATACACAAGCGATAACGTTGGAAACAACATTGTTGTTCCGCCAAGCCACATGATTTTACGCACTATTGCGTTAAACGATCAAGTTAGCTATCCATGGTTTGCACCAGCAGGTACACGTCGTGGTGGAATTACTAATGCAACAGCAGTTGGTTATATTACCAGCGAAGGTGAGTTCCAATCAGTATCATTGAATACTGGACAGCGTGATACACTTGCTGAAAGCAAGATTAACCCAATAACATTCATTACAGGAACAGGTCTTGTTAACTACGGACAGTATACTCGTGCTAGAAATGCCAGCGCACTAGATCGTATTAACGTGGCACGTTTAGTAGTTTATCTACGTCGTCAATTCTCACTATTGGCTAAACCATATGTGTTTGAACCAAACGACAAAGTAACACGAGACGAATTGAAAGGTGCTGTTGAAAGTCTACTATTAGAATTAGTTGGACAACGTGCTCTATACGACTACATTGTAGTTTGCGATACAAGCAATAATACACCAGCAAGAATTGATCGTAATGAACTTTACCTAGACGTTGCGATTGAACCAGTTAAAGCAGTTGAATTTATCTACATTCCACTACGCTTGAAGAACACTGGCGAAATCAAGGGCCTAGCATAATAACAACGGAGCATAGAAAATGGCAATCGCAAGTTTATCAAAATTTACAGTACCTTTAGCAACTGATCAATCAGCAACTGCTCAAGGTATGTTGATGCCAAAGCTAAAATATCGCTTTAGAGTGATGTTTGAAAACTTTGGAGTATCAACACCAACAACAGAACTAACAAAGCAAGTTCAAGATGCTGCAAGACCAAACGTTACATTTGATAACCAAATGATCCAGGTCTACAACTCGACAATTAACTATGCAGGACGTCCTAAATGGAACGAACTTACTATTAAGTTACGCGATGATGTAACTGGTCAAGTAAGCAAACTAGTCGGCGAGCAAATGCAAAAGCAGTTTGACTTCTTTGAACAATCAAGTGCGGCATCAGGCGGTGACTACAAGTTCCTAATGCGTATTGAAATGTTAGACGGTGGTAACGGCGCACAAACACCAAACATTCTTGAAACATGGGAATGCTATGGTTGCTATGTACGTCAAGCAAACTACAACACAATTGGTTACGGTAACCAAGAAATGTTGACCATTGACTTGACTATTCAACCAGATAACTGTATTCAAACAACAGGCGGAGCATCAGCACCAACATCAAGACGTGCTGGAACAGCGGCAACAGCAGCTGGAGCAAGGTAAAAAGAATAACCCACGTAAGTGGGTTATTTTATGGTTAATCATTAACTACTCAGTTAATTATACCGGATAAATAATTTTATGGCCTTTACACCTAATAGTTTTCTATATTCACCTAGCAATGTTACCTTAAAAGATTGGCAACATGCTGCTCGCATCTTTACTGATGATCAGTTTAGACTTGCTCCTAAACATAAATTTTTATTCCATGTTGCATTCAGTATCAATCCTGCTGCATTAAGGAATATTGACTTAGTTGAACGTTATAGAAATGAAATAAATGTATTAGTTAAAGCCGTTGACCTTCCTCAGTTTAAAGTTAGCGCAGAAACTTTAAATCAGTATAACAGAAAAAAAGTTATACAAACTACACACAAATACGAAAATCTTAGTATTACTTTCCATGACGATAACATGGGACTTATTAATCAGTTATGGCAAAACTATTACAGTTACTACTATGCTGATACTAATAGTGCATCAACACCAGGTGCATATAGAAGAAACGCCACACGTAATTCAAATTTTATAACTACTCCTTACGGTCTAGACAACGGTTCTACAAATCCGTTTTTTAACTACATCACAATTTATCAAATGGCCAGACATGAGTATGTTAGTTATACACTGGTCAATCCGTTAATTACGTCATTTAATCATAATAAATTAGATTCATCGCAACCAGGAATCCACGACTTTACTATGGGCCTTGCATTTGAATCAGTAGCTTATGCATATGGAGAAGTAACCACTGGAGATCCAGAAGGGTTTGGATTCCAGCAGTATGACCAAACACCAAGCTCACTACAAAGTGGAGACGGCTCGGGTAAACAATCTCCTACATTTACACAAAGTCCAACATTAGACGGAACACAAGTTTTAAACACAGTGACAACACAAATTAACACTTATCAGAATACAAAAGAAAATCAAAACTCTGGAAACTTAAAATCTTTAACAACAGCACAGGCAACTACTAGTACTAGCGGCCTTCAAGGATTTAGTTTTCCAACAGTCTCAACTAATAATCAAACAGTAATAGCAACACAAACAAAGGTAGGCGGATAACATGTCAGGAAATTTACCAACACAAGAATCGGCAGTAGTAGATGTAAGACAGTTCTTTGATAAGTTTTATGTAAATCAAATAACATTTCCTAGTAATCAAATTGATGCAGTAGTTAGTTTCTTTGAAAAACACGGCTTTGATCAGGAAAGTGCTCGTAGCACCAGTATCGTACTGTTGAACCAAGCAAAAGAAGACAATGTTAATGTTTTTCAAATGATCGACACACTAAAGACATTATCAGATGTTCAATTGAGTCAAGTTGTAGCACAAGTGTTAAATGCTTATAGAGAAAACATTAGTGCGTTGGGCTATCGTATTGCATCAGTCGAAGACGAATACGAAAGTAGAAATATCTTATTGTAATGGCTACTAAGTTTGCAAAAGGCAAGTTCACAATGAAAAACCCAGGAAAGTATGTAGGAACAAAGAGTCCTACATATCGTAGCAGCTGGGAGTATAGTTTTATGACCTTTTGCGATACAAATGAAAGTGTGCAGAAGTGGGCCAGCGAAGCAATTCAAATTCCGTACAGAGATCCGTTGACTGGAAAGCAAACAGTTTATGTACCCGACTTTTTCATTCAATATGTTGATAAATTTAGTAAAACTCACGTTGAACTAATAGAAATTAAACCAGCAAGTCAGACAATCTTAGAGCGTGTGGGCAAAAACAAGTACAATCAAGCCCAGTATGTAAAAAATCAAGCTAAGTGGGCAGCGGCTAATATATGGTGCAGACAGCAGGGTATAAAATTCCGCATCATTAACGAAAATGATATGTTCCATAATGCATAAGTAAAATATGACTAAAAAACTTGAAGAACTACTAAATCTTCCTGAGAGCAAAAAACTCATAAAGGATGAAGAAAAGAAAGCAGCAAAAGCAGAAATTGCTAAGGCTCAACCGTTCTTGCGCGATATGTCAGAATTTGATAAAATTAGCGCAGCTTTACCACAAGTTAAGGGCTTAGGTGATGTAAGCGATGCAGAATTTGATGCACTTGCTCAACGTGCTACAGATGCCTATGACGATTTAATTGATTTAGGTATGAACGTAGAAGCACGATATTCAGCACGTATTTTTGAAGTTGCTGGCACTATGCTAAAGAACGCCATTGATGCAAAAGCGGCTAAAGTTGATAAAAAGCTCAAAATGATTGAGCTTCAACTAAAGAAACAAAAACTAGATCAAGACGCTTCAGGCGGTGAGGATCACGGAATAAACCTTAATGGCGACGGCGTTATTATTACAGACCGCAATAGCCTTATTGAAAAACTTAAAAATATGAATAAATAATGTATCAGGATAAAACTATGAGATCATTTACCGAATACTTAATGGAAAGCAAGAAAGTTTACGAATTTAAAGTTAAACTTGCTGGCGATTACAAAAATGCCGCAGAAGCTATCAAACTAGCATTAGCACCTTACAAAGTTGAAAGTTGTTCAGCAGGCAAGCGTTTGCCTATTGCAGAAACACACGCAGACTTTCCTAATCACAAAAACACTAATGTTACTATTTTTGATGTATGTACTGCTTACCCTACAAATAGCGCAACTGTTCGTGCAGCTATTGCAGAAAAATGCCGTTGCACATTAGAAAGTGTTAAAGTTCGCACACCAATGGAAGAAGCAGAGATTGCATTAAATCATGCAAACGATGAAAAGAGCGGAGAAGCACTTTTAGGTAAAGATTACGATAGCAGTTCAGAAGGTCAAAAATTAGTAGGCGAAAAGCAAAAGATGAGTCTACTAAAACAATTAACAAAAGATTCCAAGACACTTGAACAATACACAGGTGTTAACGATGCTATCCTAGCAAAAAGTATGCCAAAGGAAGAAAGTAAATCTTCAGATGCGGCAAAGATCAATTCAAAGAGCCCCGTTGGCAGCGTTAAGACTAAAAAGCCAACAGCTAAAACTGTTGGAGTAAAATAATGAATTTCCAAGACTTATTAACAAAAATAAAACAATTAGACGAAACACAAGCCGACGAGTGTGGCGGACAGATGGATGTTGAACCAAACAAAATGCCAAACGACGGTGATATGTTAACCGGCGAGTGTGGCGGAATGATGAGCATGGGCGCACCTAAGCAAAGCGATTCAGTTACTATGAATGTAAGTATGAATGGCAGTGGCGCAGGCGGCATTAGAGATTTAATTGGAATTTTGAGAAACATCGAACAAGCTGGTGATAGTAAAGATTCTGACGACATACTAGTCGGTATCGGTGCAGACGAAACTTTCGACAATGAGCCAAATCCGCAAGTAGCAGATGTTAGCGCAATGACCCCAACAGGCGATGATATTCACTCTAAAGGTTTGATGGGAAAACGTGGTGTTGGTATAAGCGGCAGTAATGCTATGGAATCGTTAGTGGCTAAGTTATCTGAGAAGTATCAAGCAATTAAAGGTAGCTAACATGAGCACATTATCGGATCAAATCCGTGAATTACAAAAACGTTTAGAACAAATATCTGAAGTAACGGACGCCCCTGTAGCAGATGCTCCAGCCGTTCAGACTCAACCAGCAGCACCTGCAGGAAGTCCTGTCATTGATGCGCCAACATTTAGTCAAGCATACGCAATAGCTAAAAAACAAGGTCTAAAGAAATTTAAATGGTGCGGGGAATATGTAGTCAAAGATGCTGTTAAATCTCAACCAGGTAAAGTTTCAGCACCTGCCGCACTAGCTAAACCTAACCGACAATTTAATCCTAATGTTGGCGGTGGCGCAAGTACAGGATCCTTAGAACCAGTACCAGGTAGCGATTTGCCAATTGCTCCTTAATTCAAAAACCAGTCAAAAAAGGCTCTTAGGAGCCTTTTTTTTATGTAAATAAAGTTATGGCAAAATCATTAGACGGCGTCTTAGTAAAAAAGGCGCATAAACAAGAAAAGTTTACTGAATCACAAGTCCAAGACTTGCTGATGTGTGCAGACCCTATGGAGGGGTATTTGTACTTTGCTAAAAACTTTTTTCATATACAACATCCTACTAAAGGTAAGATGAAGTTTGAGCCATTTGAATATCAGTTAAGGCTCCTTCACAGTTATCACGATTATCGTTTTAACATTAACATGATGCCGCGACAAAGCGGTAAAACAACATGTGCTGCGGGGTATTTGTTGTGGTATGCAATGTTTCATCCGGATCAAACAATTCTAGTTGCTGCGCACAAATATACAGGTGCTCAGGAAATTATGCAACGTATTCGTTACGGATATGAGTTATGCCCTGATTATATAAGATGCGGTGTTGTTAGTTACAACAAAGGTAGTATAGAGTTTGATAACGGTTCACGTATTGTAAGTCAAACCACAACAGGCACAACGGGTCGTGGTATGTCTATATCACTACTATATTGTGACGAGTTTGCGTTCGTACAACCTAATATTGCTAACGAGTTCTGGACCTCCATATCACCAACACTGGCAACCGGTGGTAAAGCAATTATTACGTCAACACCAAACAGCGATGAAGATACATTTGCTGAAATTTGGAAGGAAAGCCAGGATTTATTTGACGAATACGGCAATGCTAAAGAAGATAGTTTAGGAAGAAACGGCTTTCACGGATTCAAAGCTGAATGGTGGGAACATCCGGATAGAAACGAAGACTGGAAAAGAGAAGAACTTGGGCGTATTGGTGAAGAACGATTCCGTCGCGAATACGGTTGCGAATTCTTGGTCTTTGATGAAACATTAGTTAGCTCTCTTAAATTAATTGACATGACAGGAAAAGACCCGTTATTTAAAATGGGCCAAGTTAGGTGGTACAAAAAGCCAGTACCGGGAATGTTATATCTTGCTGCACTAGATCCTAGTTTAGGTACGGGCGGCGACTACGCAGGTATACAGGTATTTGAGTTGCCTAGTTTCATACAAGTGGCTGAGTGGCAACACAACTTAACTCAAGTGCAAGGGCAAGTTAAAATATTTAGAGATGTGCTAAAATATGTTCAAGACGAAATAGGTACAGATAACAACAATAGCATCTACTGGAGTGTTGAAAATAACACCGTTGGAGAAGCCGCATTAGTCGTAATTGCGGACCTAGGCGAAGAAACGTTTCCAGGAATGTTTGTTAGTGAACCGCAACGTAAAGGGCATGTTCGTAAATTCCGCAAAGGATTTAATACTACCCACGGTACAAAGATTGCAGCCTGCGCCCGACTAAAATATTTGATTGAAGAAGACAAAATGAAGATTAACAGTAAAACGTTAATCAGTGAGCTCAAAACGTATATTGCACAAGGAATTACCTATAAAGCTAAAGAAGGCCAGCACGATGACTTAGTGGCGGCGCTACTATTGCTGATCAGAATGAGCGTAGTGTTAGCAGACTGGGATCCTAAAGTGTTTGAGCTTATGAGCGTAGATGACGAATTTGGGGATGATTGGGAGCCGCCGCTACCAATATTCGTTTCGGGATTGTGATAAATATAACATGGACTCAAATTTAAACAAAATTGCTAAAGATCTGTATGGAAAGATACAGACCCGCTTTAAGAACATTAACATCGGTGATGAAAACGCCGAAGTTTTAAGCAAAAAAGAAGACATTCCTAGAGCCCGTTTCTTTGAGTTTGAATACGAAGAAGACGGCGAATCTTTAGGCACTATTGCAATCACGTTAGATGCAGAAGATGGGATTGTTATGCAAGTCAGCGGTGATTTAGTAGACGACGAAAGTAAGACTACTAGACACAGAGCCTTTAAATTTATTAGAGGTTTTAGACAGTTTGCCAAAGACAGACTTTTAAACTTTGATGTTCAAAACATTGGAAAAAGCAATTTAGATAAACGAGACTACGAGTTTCAGGCAAAACGTAAGGAAATGCCAATTATGCCCGCAATTATGGAAAACAAACTTTACGGTAACAACAGAATGAGTTACCAAGACTTAGGCGAAACACGTCTAGTGATTAAGCACAGCCAGCCAATTAACATTGAACTACCTGCTGGTAGAACTATGCACATTGAAAGTATCTACATTGAAAATAGTCAAGGAGAGAGATTTAAATATCCTTTCAAACATATCAATGGAGCTCGTGCTTTAGCAGAACATATTGGCCACGGTGGCAATCCTTATGATAACATTGGTCAATACATTTGTGGATTAAGTGAAGAACTTGCTGGCCTGAGAAAGTTCAAAGGTTACGTAAGTCGTCAAGAGCAACTAAGCGAAGCAATGTCTAGTGTAACTGGTCGTGTTATCGAACGCATTGAAGAAATTAAAGACACTATTGGTAAATTACAAAAGACATCATACTACGAATCGTTTGTAGAATCGTTTGAAGATCGAGAAGAAGTTTCTATACCAGAGGACATACAAAATGATTTAATTGACCGTTTGACTATTCGTACATTTAATGAAGAATTAAAATCTGTATTTCCTTACATTTACAAATTTATTGACGAGTCAGAGTTACCAGTAGTTGAATTATCAGCAGACGACATATTGGGTGAAAAGACAGAAGAATATTGCGATTCATGTGACAGACTTGAAAAAGATTGTGTATGTGACGATCATGAACACAC